TTACTTCCCTTTTGCCTGCCCTCCAACTACAGGGACAATAACTATTTTCCTGTCATATGCCGCAGTCTGCTCCACGTTCTTATGCCCTGTTATGGCTCTCTTCTCGTACAAATCTCCCTCCAGATCAGACACACCCTTGGCCTTCAAATCATGGAATGTGAAATCAAAAAGAAGCTCCGGAAATTTAAGCTTTGCCGCCTCACGTGCAGCACTCCAGCGGCTGTTAAACCCATCGCGAGTGTAGCCCGAGCCATTAGGCTGGTGGAGTAGAAAGATACTGCTCATTCCTGGCTTTAGCGGTAGTCCAGATGCCATTTTTATTGCTGCAGCAAATCGTGGTGACCACGCCTTAATCTGAGCAACACTGGTCTTGCTCTGCTTGATCAGTACACCCTCATCCATGATCTGGCTCTTTTTCATTGCGAGAACATCACCTTGTCGGGAGCAAGTGAGGTAGGCCAGTTCCATTGCTATCTTTACTATGTCCGGCGCACATGAATAAAGAGCCTGATACTCTGCATCGGTCACATATCGATCTCTCGAGGTCTCCTTAAACTTTTTAACTCCCTTGGTCGGATTACCTTTTACCATGCCACGCTCATAGCCCCAGCGGTACATGCGGGACATAAACGCCTTTTCCCGGTTGGCCTGAACTCGACTTTTCAATCCGCGTCTGTCCATGTACTTCCTGACGTGTTCAGGACGAATTGCATCTGAGGGCATGGCACCAAAGACAGCTAAAACATTTTTTGAATACTTCAGGTAATCCCGCTGCGTTTCACGAGCAAGCTCAAAAAAATCAGCCGATTTGAAGAAACGTTCAGCCAGTGACGCCAACAGCTTGTCATCAGGTATTTCATTGATCAGCGCCTCATATGCCGACCATACTGAGGACTGAGCTGCATCCAGTGCACAGAGGCGTATAGCGCCTCCGTTTTTGGGATGAAACTCATAGGCCGATTTGCCACGATAAACGCGCGGCGGCATCCAGGCATCAGCACTATTTTTGCGAACACGAGCCATTAATCCAATGCTCCGAAGTTGGGTTCAGGTTGATTCATTTCTGTGGCTTTGCGCGACGATATTGGGTCATTGAAATGCTGCCAAGTTGTCCGTGGGCGACCATCACGGCGGACGACGAAAAATATACCTGCCTGTTTCAGGCACTGGCATTGCTTAGACGGGATTTTATAGCCGGTTATTTTTTCGATATCGGCATCAGAAATAATTGCGTTGTTGATATCAGACATATAGTTTCTCCACACATTCCTGCTGCATCAGGTTTGTTTAGCTGTGACAAGTCACGGCGTATTGATATTCAATTTAAGTTTGTGCCAACCGCTGGTGGCCCAGCAAGCCGCCTCACCCTTGCAAGGGCAGGACTGCACCGGAAGCTGATCGCCACACTTACCGCATTGCTGCTGTGCCAGCGCCTCAACTTGCTGCGCCAGCTCAGCGGAGTCTTTCCGGATTAACAGCGCGATATACTCGTTCAGCTCATAAGGATCACGACCGGGGCGGCGTGCGGCGCAGTTCTGCGCCAGCATCTCCAGTTCCTGGCTATCCAGCGCCAGCTCCAGCTTTTTACCACCGGCAGCGGCCTGTCTGGCACGCTGCGCGGCTTTGCGTTCGGCGGGGGATTTAGGCATTAACCCGCCTCCTTCAAAAAGATAATCCAGTGCGTTTTATCTCCCTTGCCAGTGCGTTGCCAGATGGTTGGCTTCTGTTCGGTAAGGGCGATCACCTGGCTCACCGGTATCTGAGTCTCATTCCATTTAAAAATCAGAGTGCCGTGTGGCCGCAAAACCCGAAACGCCTCATTGAAACCAGCTCGGATATCATCACGCCAGCTCTGCTTATCCAGCGCACCGTACTTTTTCCGCATCCAGCCGTTCTCTCCAGCGCGGTCCAGGTGGGGTGGATCAAACACTACCTGTGCGAAGCTGCAGTCAGGAAAGGGCAAAGAACGGAAGTCAGCGATGATGTCGGGGTTAATATGCAAAGCACGGTTATCACACAGCACATGTGACTCTTTACGAATGTCTGTGAATATCGCGCGGCTGTCTTTCTTGTCCAGCCAGAACATCCGGGAGCCACAGCACATATCGAGGATTGGCTGTTCCATCACTCCACCTCCAGGCGCTTAAACTCAACTACCCACACCCATGGGTTAGCTTCCCAGTTATCCGCGCCGTAAATGCTCATCCACAAATCGCGAAAATTAATACGATGTTCCCATCCAGGGAGAACACCTCCGGCTGGTGGTATAACGCCTTCTGACTTGGCATCCTCTTCGCTCAGGTCGCGTAAGAGCTCCACACGAACGCCGGTAATTTCCAGCGTTATGCGGGAAGCCCAGCGCGGCATGTGGATGGATGGCGTCCACGTATCGACTACTGCTGGTTTATTGCATTTCTCAATTGGCACCCGGTGCGTCTGCTGTGTCCAGCTTTGCTGCTCACTGGCTTTATAAACCAGAGTGGCCACGTCAGTTGCCCGGCTGTGTACGCGGAACGTCTCACGCACCCACAGGCGATCACCAACTTCTCCGAACGGGCAAACCAACTCCTTACCATGCCCGTCTTCAATGCCGGATTTAACGAATGGAGAATTGCGCACTCCGGCGTGTGACTGCACCTTCATAACCCGGCGCGTCTGCATCTTTCTGCCGTCGAGAACTGCACGAACCATGTCGGCGTTAAAGAGGATTGGGCGCTCCTTCATACTGCACCGCCTGAAGTCTTACGGTAGTAACTAACCAAATTCGGATACTCGCCGCTTACGCGCCGTTCGAGGTGACCAGATTTCTCCAACCGGTCAAGTCGATACTGCGCGCGATTAACTCGGCTGCTCCAGCGGTCCATGAACGTGAACCAATCGTTGTCAGGCATGGCTAAAAGGGCTTCACGATCAGAAGTTGTTAGGTCGTTAACCATCACTCACCATCCTTACCGGCGCGGAGCCAAATACATACTGCACCGTCTTCAGTGTCATGGATGGAGCCAACGAACCATCCTTCACCTTCAGGGCTTTCAGGTTGCCAGGCAGAGATATCGCAACCATCTACGGTGGGATCGATCATGTCTTCATCACGGTACTCAACTTTCCACTGCAAGCCATGCTCAGACATCCACTGATCAAACTCTGCGGTAGAAATGAATTCACGACCATCACAGAACGCCAGATAATCCGGGTGAGACCAATAGCCATATTGGTCACGTTGAACTTCTAAGGGCTTAATGCTCATTGAATCGTCTCCTTAACCCATGCATTCCAGATACAGCCCGCTGGCAATCAGACGAGCACGGCGAGCAGCTGCTTCACGGTTACGCTTCTTTGCCTCTTCGGAGCAGTCATTGCTGTGGTTGATCACCATCGGCTTAGCTTGTCCGCGAGCAACACGGCGCGGCTTTCTGGTCAGGGTGTAAGTGCGGTCGACGGAGCCACCACCCAAACAGACCTGGTCAGACGCTTTTATCTGCAGCGTTTCACCGCCATGCTGCATGGTATTAAGGATTAAGCGGTTGAACTCACGCAGGGTCATACCGAGACGCTCCGCCAGCTCACGGCCCGTTGCCGGGCCTTTTGATAACTGCCAGGCCAGCTTTTCGCTGAACCCGGCGTTAGGGCCATGACTGCGGCGATACTGAGCTACCTTTTTCATGACACCACCTTCAGCGTTACCTTGCGTGAGCGCAGTAAATCCATTTCCATTTGGGAAATAATGTTGATCGCTTGTGAGGTGCCAGGCAGCTGTTGATTACCCATAGTTGCTACAGCCCGACGTGCCTCACCGAGTGCTTCACCGCGCAGTGTTCGAATCCACTGATCGCAGGCTGGCGTAGCAAGTGCTGCATTCAGGTCATCAATCAGCGTCAGGTCTGCGCCTGCAGCCTGTAGTGCTGAAATGGTGTCAGGCAGCACGCTGTTGATACGCAGAACCTCTGAAGCCATCAGGCTGGCGCGAACGGTGGCAACATCAAGACGCGTAGCCAAATCACTCACCATCTTTGCCATTTCCAGCAGAGAGGTTTCTTTACCGATGCTCCTGGCGAACTGGTGGCCAGCAGCGACGACTTCTTTATTCGATTTAGAAGAAAGCATGTTGCTGGCCCTCAGTGGATGGTGATGTTGATGGTTTTATTAAGCCGCTCAGCTTCACGCTGCGCCTTAATGGGATTACTGATTACCGAGCCATCAGGCATAATCCAGCCGTTCAGGATATGGCTGTAGGGCAGGGTAATGATGCCAACGGTGATATGATCATCTGGCTTTTGCATCTCAGTAGACTCCTGGATAACAAATTTCGTCTGCATCATCAGCGTCGAGAACAAGCAGGCTGTCTCCGTAGTAAAGCGCCGCTACCAGCTTTTCGAAGTCGCTACGGAACTGGTGTACCTTCTTGCCCAGCGCATCGCCCTCAAGCGCGCCAGAGAAGAGCCGCCAGACGGGCTTTCCATCGTGCAGCACATCAACCGTTTCCCGGTCTTCATAGGCCGTTTGTTTAGTAAAATACAGGTTGTTCTCGAACTGGAACGCGTGGTCCTTACTTCGAGATCGGGTGCTATAGCTGCTGCTTTGCTCTGGTGCCTTCTCCAGTCCGACCATGAAGGAGCCATAGTCGCTGTAAGCTATAAGCACTGACGGGGCTTCCCAGCCTTCATGCGTCGCTTCTTCCTCGTGGTCTTTGACGAACGCAGCCCATAGGTCAGATGCCTTGATGTACTGAGGCACCTCATGGGACTTCACGAACTCCAAAACGTGTTCGCGCATCGAGGTGACCAGTCGCTCAGAAACGGCGTTGCCTTCCCACGTCGCGGCCAGTTCCTTCGCCATCAGCAGGTTGTAGCGTGGTAGATCGACCAGTTCGGAGATGTTGGCAGGCAGCGCCTCTTCCAGCGCTTTCTTCACGGCTCGCGGGAACTCGCCCCAGCGGAACGTGTCTTTAATGGCTTCTTCATACAGGCTGGTGACGTGCTTGCGCACCATGTCAGCAAATTCAGGTGACTTTTCAAACTCTGAGCAGTGCGCTGCAATTGCTGTTGCCAGGCTGTTAGCTATATTGTTTTCGTTACTCATTTCTGTCTCCACACACGATTTTTGGTTGCATGAATCCCTTGCCAGTGATGGCAATAAAAAAGTTTTGGGATTCGTTTAAGTTGGCTGGTGGGTTACTGCAATAACCCACAGCCCGATTACTCCACACACATGAAAGGTTGCTGCGGTGCCGGGTGCCTCCCGGTGCTCTGGTCAGACTGACAAACACCAGAGCGGAAACTCTTAGACTGTGTGCAATCTTTGTCAGTCTTCCGCGCGCGCTGGCCGCATTCACCACAACGAAAAGGACACTTACTCCACGTCTCTAAAGCGTTCGAAAACACCCGCTTTGCAAATGCCCTTATCGTTGTGAAAAAGGGCGGTTAAACAAAACTTCATGAGTAACCGCCAACACAGCAATTCCGTACTCTTAAAACGCTGGTCCGCGAACCACGTCTTCAACATCACACTGCACACTCACCACACCGGCATCACCACAGCAGACAACATCAGCATCCGGGAAGAGGTACAAAAACGTAATCAGGTCCCCGAGCGTTGTGTTCGCCATGTTCTTAATCATTTTCATGCTGCGATCTCCGAGCCCATTTTTCTCGCCGGCTTATTTATCCACGTCCGGCTCGTGGTATCTTGGTTTCTGTCACGCACTCAAGAGAAAATTGTTATGTCCAAAGATAATGATATTCCTGTATTTCCAGTTGCTGGCTGGCAAGCCGGACCGCTACCTGGTTACGATGCAATTGCACTCAAGCTGAAGTATCTCTCTTCGCCTATGCAGGACCTCGGTTCTCCTCAGGAGACTCAGTTTTTTGCTATCACTCCTGAGATGGCAGAGAACCTAATATCCGATTTGCAACGCCACATTGAGACAGTGAGAAGTTCCGGCATTCACAGCCCTCAAGGTGACAAGCATTAACGCTGAAAACTTCTGCGATTGCTGATTCCTCAAAGCGCCTTGTTGCCATGGCGCTTTCTGACACATTAACCATCAACATTTGCACCACCTATCAAACCAATACCTGCGAATCATCCCGATCTTCTTACGCCTCGGGCGGCTACTTCGTGGGCGTCCTGCCTGTTCGCTGTTGATAAGTTAAATATACACATAATGTGATTTGAAGGTCAATCACAAAACGTGTACATGAAGTGAAGAACACAATATGTGCATGATTTTTCGTGTAATAAATTATTTTTTAGATGATATTTTGAGCGAGTTGTGATGATATCAGATGGTAATTGACGCTTTGATAAGTGGTGGGCTATGAGCAAGCAATCAGAAGAGCTCTATGATGAAATGTGCAGGGTGGTCGGTGACGTGGTTTTCACGCTTCACGATTACGGGATGGAGTCGAAGCAGATAGTGATAGCAGATGCACTCAGAACGGCCCTAGCATCGAAAAACCCTGAATGATCTGAGCTACTGGCTAAGGCAATGGAGGCTGCTGCAAGAGTGCTGGATCGTTAGGCATGAAAAAACCCGACAATTGCCGGGTATCAATTAGAAGAAATGTTGAATGGCTTTATAAATGCCCGTGCCAACGGCAATTATTGCTGGCACTCCTAATAAAACCGCCAGCTTGGCTTCTGAGATTTTTTTGTCAACAGCATCAGTGGACGGCTTTTTGTTTAGTGATTCTTTGATAGTTTCTAGCCGCTCCAAGACAGTGATCATGCTCTGACTAACAGATTTAACATCACTCTTTAACTCGTCGATATCTCTTCTGATATAACTGACGTCAGACTCAAGTCTTGCTATGCGTGGTTCTAGCATGTCTCCTCCTCCGCCATTACCGGAACCATAAATAGGAGTATGGGGTGCCTCTGGCTCTTTTTCAACAGGCTTGCGAGTGCTTATGTTTATTAAAACTCCCATCACATTACTCCTTTGATCCTTTTCTCACAAATACATAGCAAGAATGAGCGTCAAGATTTTCAGTGGCTTCATCTTCAAGACTTCCGCTGCGAAGAGCTACTTCGACTTCGTAGACTCCTTCGTTTAAGAATTTTACTTGACTAATCCATGTGCAAGAAATGCTTACAAAATCTTCTTTATCTGTTGTGATAATATGATGAGCAGTAGACTCCGTGGTCACCTCTTTTTGTTCAAGTACAGACTCGCCGTTGAACATTACGTCTACACCTAAGTTATAGGATTTGTTTTTCTCAAGTATTAATCCGGTATAAACATAAAATGAGATACTTTCAGGTAATTCACTGACCAAAAATAATGAGTCTGGTGCGTTGACCGCATTGGCTATCATGCCAGGAAAGATTCGAGATACGTAAGAAAAAGATATTTTTTCCATAAAATTTATCCTTAGGAAGGCATCAGGAAAAAGTTTCTTCTGGCCATTGAGCTTTCACTACCTTACCTATGATGCGGCAGCTGTGGTCACAGTCCAGAATTCTGTAGGAGGGATTGAGCGGCACCAGATAGCTTACGCCTGCGTCCTTCTCATACTTTTTAAAAGTCACTTCAGAGTCAGCATTAGCTGATGCCACACAGAAATCACCTGTCTCGACCGGCTCTGCCGGGTCGATGAGAATCAACATGCCTTCCGGGAAACTTGGACGAACGCCCTGTGGCGCAGTCATGGAGTGACCTTTAACTTCCAGCCAGAAAGCTTTATCGCTGGCCTTCTTGGTTGTTGGTACCCATGCTTTAGCGTCTCTGGAAGTGAAGCTACCCACCTCAGAAAAATCACCAGCCTGGACATAAGTGAACAGGGGGTACTCATACTGTTTAAACACTGCACCAGCATCTTCACCAAAAAGTATGTTGGCTGGAGAAGTGCCTAAAGCAGACCCTAGTAGTATTGCATCGTCAGAGCTGACCTTCCTCGTTCCAGATTCATAATTCCCTAGACGTGACGGAGCTGCCCAGCCACATAATCTGGCAAGCTGCGCCTGGCTCAATCCTTTGCTTTCTCTTAGGGCCTTGATCCTTTCCCCTATTAATTCATGCATTGTTTTCATCCCTTCAAATTTAACACGTAGCGTGATTGCTGTATCTACACGTTTTGTCATTGACTATTAATCACGAATTGTGTGTAATTGCTTTGTGATTAACTTTTGGAGAAGCCAATGAACACTATCGCTGAGCAAAGAAAGAAGCTCGGTATTTCCCAGTCTGTTTTGGCTGATGTTATTGGCTGGGGCCAGTCGCGAGTAGCTAATTACGAACTGAGCATCCGTAAGCCAGGTCTTGATGAGTGCCGAATGATTGTTTCAGGACTCAATAAGCTTGGAGCCAATTGCTCTCTGGATGACGTCTTCCCTCCAGGCAGGGCAAAGCAGTAATAGATTTTAAACGTTCCACTTTCACTTAGTAACCACAGGCAAGAGGGCTTAACCGTGGATCAGAAGCACTGGCAAGTAGAAAAGCAACCAGCCTGGCTGGTGACAGCAATTAAAAAGACTATTTCATGTCTTCCCGGTGGGTATGCAGAAGCTGCCGAATGGCTGGGTGTTACAGAGGATGCGCTGTTCAACCGCCTGCGCACTAATGGCGATCAGATTTTCCCATTGGGTTGGGCGATGGTCCTGCAACAGGCAAGCGGCACCAAGCACATCGCTAACGCGGTGTCCCGTCAGTCAAACAGTGTCAACGTCCCGCTGGTGGACATTGAGGATGTTGATAACGCAGATATCAATCAGCGACTGATGGAGTCAGTTGAGTGGATCGGCAAGCACTCTGCCTACATTCGAAAAGCAACTGCTGACGGGGTAATTGATGCTGCGGAGCGTGAGCAGATTGAAGAGAACAGCTATCAGGTCATGGCTAAGTGGCAGGAGCATCTGACGCTGCTGTATCGCGTGTTTTGCCCGCCAGAAAAGGTGAACGCCGCTGGATTGCAGTCCGCGGCGTTCGATGCGACTAAATCAACGTGTGTGGAGAACTAATCGCGTGATCAATTTAACCAGAAAATCAGGATTACCGCAATTCCGTTGCCTTCCCTCAGCTGGTGGCCGCTTCAGCAGTGAGCCGCTGCGGTATGTGCTTAATGTACCAGGCGTCAGCGAAGAAGTTAACCACAGCTTTGTTGACTGGGCTGTGGGCGATGCTAACCAGCGAATGAAGGTGACCAAATGCGAGAGCTTGACCGTATCTTCCGAGATAAGCGCGGCATCCCTGTGCGGGTCATTCGCTGGGAGCCAGAGAACGACAGGGTTATCTACCTGCGCGACAACTACGAACATGGCGAGTGCTTCAGTTCTCTCGAACGGTTCAAGCAGTATTTCAGAGAGGTTGGGGTAAATCATGAGCGTTAAATTATCTGCATTCGTCTGGGACGGCTGCGCATCATCCGGAATGAAAATCACAATGGTTGCCGTCATGGCACGCCTGGCTGACTTCTCAAGCGACGAAGGTGTTTGCTGGCCGTCAATCGCTACCATTGCCCGTCAGATTGGCGCTGGCTCTAGCACTGTTCGTACCTCGATCCGCAAGCTGGAAAGTGAAGGCTGGCTGACCAGCACGTCGCGTCGCAAAGGTAACCGCAACAACTCGAATATGTATCAGCTGAACATAAAAAAGCTCCGCGAATCGGCTGCTGCTCACCTGTCAGAATCTGAGGCGTCAGAATCTGACACATCAAAATATGACGCATCAAAATCTGATGCACCGAATTTTGAAGCATCAAATTTTCACCCGTCAGAATCCAGCAAAAATAATAGTTTTGACCCGCCAGAATCTGGCGACGATCCGTCAGTAAATTCAAAACATGATCCATCAGATAAAAAACCCTTTTGTCAGGTTGCGTCGCAACCTGACGATGAGTGGTCAATTATCAATCGCTCTCGTCAGGTTTTACGCCACCTGAACAAAGTTACTGGCGCTAAGCACACAGAGGCGCAGTCGTCGATGGGTCACATAAAATCCCGTCTGAAAGATGGATTTACGGTGGAAGAGCTTTGCCTGGTGGTGGATTACAAACACGCCCACTGGGAAGGCACTGAGGAATACCAGTACATGCGCCCCAAAACCCTGTTCATCCCCGGAAACCTGCCTGGCTATCTCCAGATAGCAACCAAGTGGGATAAGCATGGTCGCCCGCCGCGCTCTGAATGGAATGCTCTGAAGCGCAACATGCAGCGGGATATCACTGTCATTCCGCAGCCTGACAGCTCAGTGCCTGACGGCTTTCGCGGTTAACAGGAGAATAATCATGATCAACCACGAATCAAAAATTCTTGAACTGATTACCCGGCATGGTCCGCTGAAGGTTCGCGAACTCTGCAAGCTCACTGGTCTGCATGAGACGTCAGTGAAGCGCTTTATCAAACCGTTGTTCACCAAAGGGCTGCTGAAGCGGGCGAGCGACTGGAATTACTCGATCAACACTGACCCGTTACCGGCAGAGAGCGAGAAATACAGCCACATGGCGAAGCAGGCCAGCGAACTGGAGGCGAAAGGATTCTGGTTACGTGCCGCGCAGGTCTGGTGTGAAGCGATGCTGGTGGCCCGGTTCGATGCATCCCGCAACGAAGCCAAAGAGAATTGCGACCGCTGCGCCGTGAAAGGCTCACTCAACTGTGGCAGCTACGGTGGACTCGACACCGGTCGCATCATTTCAGCTGGTGTGAACAGGGATTTGTTATGAAAGCACACCTGAAGAGCCACTACCAACGCAATGAGATTTTCTACCAGGCCATCCGCACCGCAGCGGTGATGATTGCCGCCCTGATTATTGTCCTGACATGGGAGCTGACCACAGCATGAGCACATTAGCGCGCATTTACGATGACAAGAAAAATAGCGATACCGACATCACCACCCGTAAAACCTACCTGCTGGGCGTTGATGAGCTGTATGTCGAAACTAATTACAACATTCGTGATATCGATCACACCCATGTCGAGGAGTTCCGCGACGCCTTTATCGCTGGTGAACATGTGCCTCCGCTGGCTGTTAAGGTCACCGAAAAGGGCATTAAGATCATCGATGGCCACCACCGGTATTACGGCGCGAAGCTGGCTCAGGAAGCGGGCTATACGCTGCGCCTTGAGTGCAAAGACTTCGTGGGGAGTGAGGCGGACAGCGTGGCGTTCATGGTCACCAGCAGTCAGGGACGTGCACTGTTGCCGCTGGAACGTGCAGCTGCCTATCAGCGCCTCGTTAATCAGGGCTTAGAGCCAGCCGAGATCGCCGCCAAGGTGAAACGTTCGATCACCGATGTAGAACAGCACCTGCAGCTGCTGACTGTTGGCGAACCGCTGATTGAGATGGTGAAGTCTGGCGAAGTGGCCGCGACTACCGCAGTAGCTCTGCAGCGCGAACATGGCGTTAAAGCCTCATCCGTTGCTCAGGAGCAGATGCAGAAGGCGAAGGCGGCAGGGAAGAAGAAGCTGACTAAGACCGATGCTATGACGCAGTTCAGTGCTGCCCAGGCACGCAAGCTTGCAGAACTGATAGCTAAACATTCTCAGACAGAACAGAGCGATGAGGGCGCTCGTATTACGCTGACGTTTGAAACTGACCTGCAGGCGGCTGAGCTGATGGATATCATCCTGATCGCCAAAGAGCATTACGGCGTGACTCAATCAGTAAGTGAACAACCGGCCCCTGTTAAGGCAGAGAACGGCGATGGTGATGACCTGCCGCTTCTAAAACACGACATCCTTAAGCAAAGCGGTGTAGAAGCGTGGGCGTGCGTTATTGCCGCGTTCAAAATGAAAGCTGAATACACATACAGCGAATCAAAATACGCGCATACCTGGGCGGCGGACTCCGTTGAGAACCCTACCTGTGTGACCGTTCCGGCAGAGACCATTGCTAAAGCGGTGCGCCTCATCAAAGAGCATCATGACGATCTTGAACTGAAGCTGTGGGTGTCAGAGCAGTACAATGATCAAGAGCTGGCAATTGAGCAGCTACAGCGTTTCTCTGCGGTGCTGATTGACGTTCGCCAGGACAAGCCATGCACGGTTCTGGAGTTTATTGCGCTGGTGGAGCAGACTAACCGTGATTGCTGGTTGAATATCCGCATGTTGCGTCAGGCAGTACGCGAAGTAGTCGGTCAGATGACAATTCCAGACCTGGGAGCGACAGGATGATATTGGTATTGCCGTTTCTACTCGACTTCATGGGATACTAATATTCTTTTGGGTAGGATATGAAAGAAGCGCCTGAGGGCGCTTTTTCGTAAAAATTGGTATAACGCCAAACGTGCGCTATGAGCGAAAAACGGATGCTCGACAGGTGAATGCGTTTGGAAAAGGATCGTACGGTTGAAAAAATATCCTTTCAGTCTCTGAGATAAATCAGGGACTTGTATCCCACAGTTTTTAATAGCAGGCCGGGTGAAAAAAGTGAGCGTTTTAGTTTACGGCGGCACCGGCGGGTAGATGGAATTTGATCAGGCTGCGTATGAAAATATGATTTGCCCGGCGCCCCCTGCTTTTGATGTCAGGGAGCACCGGGTACATCGGATTCAGTCATAGTGTCCGCTGTAATGGGGGATGACTAACCGTCTGAACATAGCGGTATACGCAACTTCACCTGCATCAGAAGCTTTGCCAGTTTTCTTCCGTCGACTCAGCTTTATTCCTGACGGCGTGCCCCCCGGGTAAGAATGACTTAAACGCTGTTGATGTAGGTGATGCCTGTACCGGGCTGGAACCCACGACAAATGCTGCTACCAGCTGGTTCAGAACGGTTGCCTGTTCCATCAGTGAGTTTGAGGCTGCTGACGCTTCCTCAACAAGTGCCGCATTCTGTTGTGTCACGTCGTCCATCTGATTCACCGCCTGGTGCACCTGACCGATGCCCAGCATCTGCTCATGAGCGGCTGCCGCAATTTCATTGACCAGGTCTGCAACCTGCCCGATGGCTTCCTTCAGGCTCCCCATGTTATTTCCGACATCTTCCGCCTGTTGTGCGCCTGTTTCCACAAAAAGCATTGATGACTCTATGAGAACTTTTATTTCGCGTGCTGAAGACGATGAACGCTGCGCAAGATTGCGAACCTCACCGGCCACGACGGCAAATCCGCGACCCTGCTCGCCGGCCCTCGCCGCTTCAACGGCTGCATTAAGTGCCAGAATATTGGTCTGAAAGGCAATGCCTTCGATGACAGAAATGATATCTGTGATTTTTGCTGAACTGCCTTTGATATCGGACATGGTCCGGAGCATCGTGGTCACCTTCTGCGCGCTGTCTTCTGAAAGACTGCGGGCGTTCTGCGAGAGCTGGCTGGCCGTGCCAGTATTCTCTGCGGTCTGACGGACCGTTTCGCTCAGCTCCGACATGCTGGCCGCTGTCTGCTCAAGGGAGGCCGCCTGCTCCTCGGTTCGGGCTGACAGGTCCTCATTGCCTGCAGATATCTGCGCAGAGGCTGTGCTCACGGACTGGGATGAGGTACTCACGGACATCAGGGAAGCAGCAACGTTACCCGCCAGCTCGTTATATGCACTTGCCGTCATGCCAATTTCATCCTGACGCGAATCGTCAACCCGGAGAGTCAGGTCAAGGCGTGAACTTGCCTGCTGCATGGTGGAACGCATGGCATTAAGATTTCTCCGGATGCCGGTTATCGTTCTGACGGCGAAAAAGGCCAGCACAAAAATAACGACCGCTGAACCACCGATCATACCCCACAAAGAATTCTGATAGATTCGGGTATTCTGAACGCTGAGCGATTCACCGATATCCACATTCAGCTTAAGCTGTTTCTGATAGCCGGCAATCAGAGCGCGGGCGGCTGAACCACTGCCATTGTTTCCCTGGATTTCCGCAAGCGATACGGGGTCATTCTGCAAGCGTGAGGCCTGAAGAAAAGCCGGGAGCCTGCTGCGGAAGTCTTTAATGGTGGTAAATGCTGCCTCAGTCATTACCCTGTCTTCTTCGCTGGAAATATCATTTTCGAGATAATAATGATTGAGTGACTCCAGCTGACTTACCTTCTCATCGAGCCGCTTTTCGACTTCGGCCTGCCTGGCCGGGTCGGTTGCGCTCTGATGGCGGTACATCCAGATAATCAACTGGTTACTGCCGTCCACCAGTTTTCCGAGGTCGATAATGGAAGGGGTTGCATTACTTTGTATGTACTGGAAGCGTGACTGAAAGCCTGTAAGCACCAGTACTGCCACGATTACCAGAGTGATAAGCGAGGCGGACAGTAAAGAAAATACTGTGAATAGCCGCTGTGTAATCGTCATGTTTTTTCCACCTGATCTATTAAAGAAATCAAAGAACCGCTAATGCGGTACTGTGAGTGCTTATCGGCGTCAGGCGAAAAAAAGTTAGCAGTTTCTGCTGTTATTACAGGAGGAAACCATAATTTTATTTGTCACCGCTATACGGATTTAGGCTATTTACTCACGTCCCGGCCACCTGTTTATGAGTATGCCATATGTTTGCAATGTCTGTTTCTGGCACAAAGCAGACATTCTTTAAGCAGAAAGTAATGAATAAACTCAAGTTGTGAAATTTATTTTTTAAATCGTTATGATGGTTTTGTAGGTCAGCGTATGCAGACGCTGGCCACAAAGGTTGGTCCTGTTCATTTGCAGATGATGGGGCGGGGCCATTTAAAAATATTGTTCCAGTGTGTGGAGATGTCAAAATGCTAAATCAGTCAGCAGGTGCTATTGCGCCTGTAGTCAATGCTATTCAATCCCCAATCATGACCAGCCGTGAGATTGCCGAACTGACCGGTAAAGAACACAAAAATGTCACTGTAGATATTCGCCGTATGCTGGATGACTTGGGAGAAGATGCGCTGAAATTCCAGCATATCTATCTCGACACCATGAACCGACAGCGAACTGAGTATCACCCCGACCGTGAGCACACCGAATGCCTCATCACCGGTTACAGTGCCATCCTTCGCATGAAAGTGATTAAGCGGCTGCATGAGTTAGAGGAAAGCCAGCCAGTTAAAATCCCGCGAACCTTTGCTGAGGCACTCCGCCTGGCCGCCGAAATGGAAGAGGAGAAGGATCGCCTGCAGCTGCAGCTTACTGAAGCCGCACCAAAGGTTGCGTTTGTGGATCGCTATGTCACGGCCACCAGTTCAATGACATTCCGCCAGGTGGCAAAACTTCTTGAGGCTAAAGAGCCAGAGCTTCGCCTGTTTCTGATTGAGAGTCGTGTTATGTACCGCCTTAATGGCGTCCTGACTCCCTACAGCCAGCACATCGAAGCCGGTCGGTTTGAAGTGAGAACCGGAACCACTACCGAATCAAATTATATGTTCAGTCAGTCCCGCTTCACTGCTAAGGGCGTTCAGTGGATTGGCGGGCTATGGACGGCGTATAAAGCTGCTGGTGGTGCTGAGTGAGAGCGCTGCTTACACCCGAAATAGCGCCGCGCACAGGGATTGTGCTGCTCAAGCCGGGGCCGGAGCTTCTGAGGCTTTTCAAAGGTCGTGTTGTGATCAGCACACCGACAATGGATATGGCAGACCTGCCGTCAGGGCGGCTGAATGACGGCACACAGCCGCTGCTCGATGAACCCTCATTGATTCCGTTCTTCAGCCATGAACGCGTGATAAAGGCCGCTGGTGGCCCGAATGCGCTGGCATCCTTCGTCCAGTCCTTCGGCTGCTGCCAGTGGGGGCAGTTGGATGTGTGGCATCACCATGAATTCACAGTGTCAGAAATCGAAAACGGCCTGGTGTCTCTTTGCTACAGCCACGATAATGAGTTCAGGGAAAACGGCGTACCGGGTAGCCTGGAGAACATCGCCAAAGGTAACACCGCACTCTGGATAATCAGGGCGGCATGCAGCCAGATGGCGCTAAACGGTGACCATCAGCTGACCCTGCCGGAACTGTGCTGGTGGGCAACCCTGAATGATGTAATTGACCTGATACCAGAGGCACCGGCCCGTCGCGTTCTGCGTATGCCGAAAGAGACTATCCAGAGCGGTGAGCTGAAAGAAGCCCGTATTGTTCCAGCGCGACCGGCGCGTGAGGTGATTCAGGATGCTGCTCAGTTGGTCAAAAAGATAATTGACCTGCGCACCGACCCGGAATCACCGGAATCATTCATGAAGCGTCCCAAGCGTAAGCGCTGGGAGAGTGAGAAATACACACGATGGGTTAAATCACAGAGCTGCGCATGTTGCGGCATGCAGGCGGACGACCCCCATCACATCATCGGACATGGACAAGGGGGGATGGGAACGAAGGCGCATGATTTATTTGTGATACCGCTATGCAGAGCGCATCACGATGAACTGCACCGGGATATGAAAGCGTTTGAAGCAAAATATGGCAGCCAGGTTGAGCTGCTATTCAGGTTCCTTGATTTCGCGATTGCAGTCGGCGTGATCGGGACAGACAAAAAATAAAGTGTGTGGAGAGGATTGAATATGCGTGACATTCAACTGGTTTTAGAGCGTTGGGGTGGCTGGGCTGCTAGCGAAGGCACTCAGGTTACCTGGAATCCGACCAGCCCGATGTTTATTACACTGCTGCCTAAGAGCACCAGTAGTCGCCTTTCATGCTGCGACAATGACGGTATGATTATTGATACCGCTGTAGGCATGCTGAAAAAAGTTGGCCGCCTAGATGAGCTGGATTTAATTATGGCGCACTACCGTTATGACGTTTCCAAATCAACAATAGCCCGCTGGCTCAAATGTTCGGAAGGGAAAGTGCGGCAAAAGCTGATGATCGCTGAGACGTTCATTGATGCCTGCATACTGATGACAGATGCCTCGCTTGAGATGGACGAAGCGACTCAGAAAACTATTTTCAGAAAAACAGCTTAATCTGCTTTTCGTTACGAAATTCTCTATGTAATCTGTTAAGAGTGGTAACAACGCATGGCTTCTTAAAGTAGAAACCTCGCCAAATGGCGGGGTTTTTTCATTTCCACACAATATCAAAGGCACTGACCGCAGCCGGTTAATCCGTTCTGTCCAGGACTGCAAACCTGTAGCGCCTTTCATATTGTGATATTCACAGCAAAATTAACTCTGTTGTCGACGGGCAAGGCAGTTACCGCAGTAGCGTCAGGGTTTTCTGATGTCCACATATAGGGTATGGTCAATTACTGCAGTGAATCCCTCTATGCGATGGGGCCAAATCTGAGCTGTATATACTATGGTGGGCGTTTGAGGTTGCAGATTTCCTCAATCACCGGGAGGCACCCGGCACTGCAATCATGGTTATGATTTTCAGCCCTAAAGGTTCGCTCAGGCGAGCCTTTTTATTGGCCTGCACTTAATTCCTAATGTGTCTAAATTTTGATCAACTTAAAGAGTTTGCTCATTATGATCTACTAGCATTCTGCTTTTGATGAGGGAGCGCTGGAAGAAATGGGTGAATACTATTATGTCGAAGTCAAAAATAATTCATTAGATATTAACGTCCTGCATAAATCCGGTTGCATAAAGCACACTATTCTTAGTGATAAGATGGCCTTTCTTGGCACTTTTTACAGGCGTCAGGACGCTTTATTAACTGCCCGAAAAAGATTCAAAAGCTGCAAATTTTGCAGTCGATGCTGTTCAGCAGCTAAATGATTTCATGGCTCACTACGGTGGGCCTTTTTTTTGCGCACACCAATCAGTATCCACACACACTTTTGACGCCGTGGTGTTGCGCATTCTTCTTCTGACTATCGACAGCACCTACCAATTTATGGAGGTGAGGATGAAACGCATGCCGGACAAAGACGTTGGGTTCTGGGCAAGCCTGATTGCCTGGCTTTACGCCCATAAAAACGAAACCGGCTATGCGGGTCTGGCCGGAGTCATGGCGATTCTCAGAGCCACTTACATTGGCAAAGACGCGTGGTCGCGCCGCCTGCTTGATGCAGCGATGTGCAGCGTCTTCGCCTTCTTCCTACAGCCAAGCCTGCAGGTAATTGGCTCGGTGTTCAACTGGCACTTCAGTGAAGACATTACGCGGGTTGCTGCGGTCTTCCTTGGCTTCCTCGGTGTGGACTACGTGTCAACGAAGATACGCCGCCAGATAGATAAGCGATTGGGAGACAGTAATGCTGACAGCCAGTAGTTTTCAGCGTGCCACCGGCGTAAGCAATGCGCTGCGTGATGCCTGGTATCCGAACATAGCGGCATGCCTCTCAGCCTTCCAGATAAGCACGCCATTGCGGCAGGCTCACTTTCTGGCACAGACGGGGCATGAATCAGCCGGTTTTCTGAAGGTGGAAGAGGGCCTGAACTACAGCGAAAACGCGCTTACTGCGATGTTTGGCAAACGCATTACCGCTGAGCAGGCCCGCGCCTATGGTCGTAATGCGATGCATGCGGCTAACCAGAAGATGATCGCCAGCATCATTTACGCAAACCGTAACGGTAATGGTGATGTTAATTCGGGAGATGGTTATCGCTATCGCGGTCGCGGTCTGATTCAGATCACCGGCAAGGCGAACTATGAGGCGCTGGTTAAACAGCTGGGTGCTGATGTAGTGGAAAACCCTGATTTATTGCTGGGCTATCGCTTTGCTGCAATGTCAGCAGCGGCATGGTGGAAGAATCACGGATTAAACGAGCTGGCAGACTCTGATGATGTTACCCGCATCACCAGAGTCATTAACGGTGGCACCAATGGTCTGGACGACCGGAAATCCCGCTTATCAAAATCTAAGGGGATTCTATGTTCAACGTAATCGGCTTTATCCGAAACAATTCAGGCCTGGTCATCATCGGTCTTATCTGCGTGGCGCTGTGGGGACTGAACGCCAGTAACTCACAGCTGAAGGCAACCAACGACAGGCTTGAGAAGCTGGCAAATAGCAAAGACGAGCAGATTAACGATCTTCGCTCTAAAAACGATGGCCTGGCATCAAGCGTCACCGAGCTGGTAACAGCTGTTAAGCAGCAAAACGATGTGATGAGTCAGGTTACAGAGCAGCGTGCCGTAACAGCCCAGCAGAACCGGAAACTACAGAATGAAATTAAGCGTTACCTTGCGGCGGACAAGTGTGCTGTTGCTCCTGTTCCCCCTGATGCTGCTGAACGGCTGCGCGACGCAGCAAAAGCCGCTGGTGGAGTACCGGACAGTGAATCAGCCAAAGGTGCCATTGCCCGCTGACCTTACCGGCCCGATTGTTGTTCCTCAGCCTCCAGCCGCGATGATGTTCGGTGACAGCGTGTCGCTGAACGCAGAGCTCTATGGCGCACTGGGACAGTGCAACATTGACCGGGCAGCAATTCGCAAAATCGAATCCTCTGAGCAATCTCAAGAATAATTTTTTAATAACAAAATTTAAATTTATAGGTTTTATAAGGTTGTGGCTGATTATTCTTAATGCTAGATTTTTAATCTTAGCATTGGTGTGCTGAGGCCATTATGATAAGAGGTGTTGTCGCTTTACCCTTTGAGATAAGACAAGAAAAAGATGGTGGTTTTTGGGGTTGTGGTGGGATTTCGCCACTAGATCTCAACTACTTCGCACTTTATTGGGATAAAATATCAGTACCAGATAACAATTTTTTGGGTTTTCGGTTGCCCAATGAAGATGTCTTTATCGATTGCGGAGTGCTTGAAAGGCCGATGATGAATATTGGCGGAAGATTCCACTCGAATGACTTCCCAAAGTTTCTTGCAGAAGAGCAGATAGGCCTAGTTGATAAACTGAGAAGGATGGATAAAAGTTCCTATTGGAGTATCCATCAAAAAGGAGATGGTGCCGTTATTGCAACAGAACGAGGTGTTGTTAAAGAAACCGTTAGGCTTGAACTAAGTAATCTTCTACCCGTCCCTTCAGCAGACATACACATTCATGAGATACTTGAATTCAAACAGCGTAGAAAGGATGAGTTGGAGGCTTTGCATTCTTACTGTGATGATTTGTATTTTGAAGTTATTAACTCTGCTGATCCCTGCTTGCAAGCAGCTAAAAGTTTCAATAATCTCAAGCAGGCCATTGAAAATTTAGATAAGTTAAATTCTGAAGGCTGGCGAAGTCCTATAAAATTTGATTTAAATATCTCTCCTGAATTTGATTTCTCTCAAGTAAGAGCCGGATTGGCAACTATTATAAGTGCATTTAATACCCCCCATCCACTTGAAACCGTTATTATGGGATCTGTAATTGGGTTGATCGAGGGGTCTATAAAAATCGCTCCAAAATTACAAAGAATGAGAGAGGGAGAAAACAAAAGCTTAGTCTATGTTGCTAATGCTAAAAGAGAGGGTCTGGTTTAAAATATCAAAAATCAAGTTCAAATGACTTTATCTGCAATCTAAGCACTTCACAGACATTACGACCGCCTCAGGGCGGTTTTTTATTGGAGTAAATATGTCCGAGCCACGAATTTATAACAGTCGCTGGGACAAAGCCAGGCTCTCATTCCTCAAGTCGCACCCTCTCTGCGTCATGTGCCATCGGCAGGGCAGGGCAGTGGCTGCTGCTGCTGTCGACCACATCAAGCCACACAGGCTGAAAGAAGCCATCAACGGCGGCAAACAGGACGAGATAGCAAAGGCTCAGAAGCTATTCTGGGACAAGGCCAATTGGCAGCCTCTCTGCAAGCAGCATCACGATTCGACCAAGCAGCGTGAAGAGAAGCGAGGGCACGTCATAGGGTGTGATGAGAATGGACTGCCTCTCGACCCGTCATCCCATTGGCGCAAATGAGAATGGATGTCATTTATCATCAGGGGTGAGAGGGGTCATGGTAAGATGATAACGATTATCATCATCACCGGGGAGGGTGGGTTCAGAGTTCAGAGGCTAACGACTCCCTGACCGCCCGCCCCCCTTTTTATGCACAACCGCGAAATGAAAAGTTTTTTTCTGGGAGGTTTTTATGGCCGGAAGACGACCAAAACCGACCCACCTTAAGGTCGTTACCGGCAATCCGGGCAAGCGAAAACTTAACGACAAAGAGCCTGCACCCGCGAGAGAAATCCCCAGCCCGCCGTCACACCTCACCGATTGGGGAAAGGTTGCGTGGGGAAAGCTGACCGTTCTGCTTGATGGAATGGGCGTGCTGACCGTCGCCGATGTTCTTGCGCTGGAAAGGCTCTGCGATATCTATGCCGACATTCTTCAGCTGCGAATCACTATTGCCGAAGAGGGAAGGACATACACGGTTCAGACCGAAGGCGGATTTCTTATCAAGGCCAACCCGGCTGTTTCAATGCTGGCTGATGCAGACCGGCGCTTCAAAAGCTACCTGGTAGAGTTCGGCCTGACACCGGCTGCCCGGTCAAAGGTGAACGTGAATGGTGGAGAAAAAGAAGAAGACCCGCTCAACCAGTTCTTCGGTTGATCCGGCGACGCAGTATGCAATGGACGTTACCAGCGGGGCTGTTCTTGCCGGGCCAGATATCCGCGCGGCATGCGCCCGCCACATCCGGGATTTGGAAGAAGGGCCAAAACGTGGACTGTTCTGGGATGTCGAAGCGGTTACGCGTGTTGTTAACTTCTTTGCTCAGGTCCTGAAGCTCAACGGCGGCGAGCATGAAGGTAAGCCTTTCATCCTGCTGCCGTGGCAATGTTTCATTGTTGGCTCCCTGTTCGGCTGGAAGGCGGAAGACGGCACACGCCGATTTCGCATGAGTTACATCGAGTCCGGCAAGGGTTCCGGCAAGTCGCCGCTTGCGGGCGGCGTCGGTCTTTACCTGCTGATGGCAGACAAGGAACCCCGCGCCGAAGTCTACGCGGCGGCCACGAAAAAAGACCAGGCAATGATCCTTTTCCGCGATGCGGTAACGATGGTCGATCAGTCGCCCGCGCTGGCACAGCGCATCACCAAATCTGGCACCGGGCTTAACGTGTGGAACCTTGCGTTCCTGCAGACAGGCTCTTTCTTTAAGCCGATCAGCTCCGATGATGGTCAGTCAGGCCCGCGCCCGCACGGCGCACTGATTGACGAAGTGCATGAGCACAAAACAAACGCCGTTGTTGAGATGATGCGCGCCGGTACAAAGGGCCGCCGTCAGGCGCTGATGTTCCTCATCACCAATAGCGGCCACGATAAAACCAGTGTCTGTTTCGAATATCACGAATACGGTCGCAAGGTGGCAGCCGGTGATTTAGTCGATGACAGCTTTTTCAGCTTCATCTGTTCGCTGGATGAGGGCGACGACCCGTTTAAGGATGAGTCCTGCTGGGGCAAAGCGAATCCGTCTCTGGGTCAGACCTTCACGGATAAATACCTGCGGGAGCAGGTGACGCAGGCGCGCGGCATGCCATCGAAAGAGAGCATCGTCCGCCGCCTGAACTTTTGCCAGTGGGTGGAAGCGTCCGATCCGTGGATTGACAGCGACACCTGGATGAACTGCGAACAAGAATTTGATCCGGAGGATTTAGCGGGTGAAGAGTGCTATGGCGGTCTGGACCTGTCTGGTTCACGTGACCTGACGGCGCTTGCGCTTTACTTTCCGAAATCAAAAAAGCTTTTAGTTGAGTTCTGGACGCCGAAGGATTCTCTGCTTGAGCGCGCTAAAACTGACCACGTTCCCTATGATGCCTGGCTGCGTAACGGATTTATTCACGCACCGCCGGGTAAAGCGGTCAACTACGGTTTTGTGGCGGTGCGTATCGGTGAACTGGCGGCCAGATACGATATTAAGTGCATCGCGTTTGACCAGTACCGTATCAAGTATTTGGAGCCAGAGCTCGAAAGCGAGTCTGTGAGCGTTGACCTTGTCCCGCATGGGCAGGGTTTTTATAAGGCGCAGGAGTCCGGGCTGTGGATGCCGCGATCCATTGAGCTTTTTGAAGAGCATCTGAATAACCGGGTTCTCGTTATCCGGCCTAATCCCTGCCTTCGCTGGAACGCCGCCTCTGCGGTGCTTGAGGCTGACCAGAAGGACAACCGCATATTTGCCAAGAAGAAAAGCACCGGCCGTATCGACGGCGTGGTGGCTTCCGCGATGGCAATCGGTGCAGCAGAGGATGCGGTGCTGGTGGACAGCGGCGATCCTGATGACTTTTTTGATGACCCGATCATGGTAGGTATCTGATGAAGGAAAAAAAACAGCCGGGTCGCATTAAGAGCGCGATTGTTAACTGGCTCGGTGAGTCAATCGGACTGAATGATGCTGCGTTCTGGCAGGAATGGTACGGCACAAGCAGCAGCGGAAAGGTAGTGACAGCAGAGAAAGCGCTGGCGCTGGCCTCTGTGTGGGCCTGTGTGCGCCTGCTGAGTGAGTCAGTTTCAACTCTGCCGATGAAGGTATATGAAAGAGCAGCTGACGGCTCCCGTAAGCTGGCGCTTAATCATCCCGCCTATCAGTTGCTGTGCCGTCGCCCGAACAGCGAAATGACGCCGTCGCGCTTCATGCTGATGGTGGTTGCCAGCATCTGCCTGCGTGGTAATGCCTACGTTGAGAAAAAGATGATCGGACTGAAGCTGGTCTCTCTCGTGCCGCTTCTCCCTCAGTGCATGAAGGTGGAGCGACTGGACAGCGGCGAACTGCAGTACACCTACACAGAGAAAGGCGTGCCGCGCATCATCCCGGTTAAAAACATGATGCACATCCGGGGATTTGGTCTGGATGGCGTATGCGGAATGATGCCGATGCGTACCGGGCGTGACGTGTTTGGCGCAGCGATGGCGGTAGAAGAGTCAGCCGCAAAAATTTTTGAAAACGGCATTCAGACGTCAGGCTTCTTTCTTTCAAAGAATCTGCTGACAAAAGAGCAGCGACAGAAAAACCGCGAAAACCTTAACCGGTTCGTTGGTTCAAAAAACGCGGGCAAGGTGATGGTGCTTGAGGGTGATATGTCCTATCAGGGCATCACCCTTAACCCTGAAGATGCTCAGATGCTGGAGTCACGATCATTTAGCATTGAGGAAATCTGCCGCTGGTTCCGCGTGCCGCCCTTTATGGTTGGTCACGTTGACAAGCAGAGTAGCTGGGCGTCGAGCGTTGAAGGCATGAATCTGCTTTTCCTGACGAATACGCTGCGCCCGATGCTGGTGAACATTGAACAGGAAATATCACGCTGTCTGCTGAATGGTGATGAAGACCTGCTTGCTGAGTTCTCCGTTGAAGGTCTGCTGCGTGCCGACAGCGCCGGACGCTCCGCTTATTACACCACCGCGCTGCAAAACGGCTGGATGTCCCGTAACGACGTGCGCCGCCTGGAGAATCTGCCGCCGATTGAAGGTGGTGATATCTACACCGTACAGCTGAACCTTACACCGCTAGAAGACCTGCGTAAAAACAGCACCGCCGCAAGGGCCACACTGTTGCGCGAAGTTCACAACGCCGTTTTCCCGGACATTCCTTTCGAACAATCACCGCTTAAACAGGCGGCTTAGGAGCATCCCCAATGACAGTAAAAAGTCTTCCGGCAGCGCCGGAGGGGCGGCCTTTTGCGCGCGAAAATCGCGATCTGCCGTCTTCTGCAATGGATCGCTGGAACGGCAGCATCAAGGCCGCAAAGAGTGATGACAACAGCATTTCCGTGTTCGACGTCATTGGCGCTGACTGGTACGGCGACGGCGTCACCGCCAGCCGTATTGCTGCCGCGCTCCGCTCAATCGGCGGTGCTGACGTCACCGTGAATATCAATTCGCCGGGCGGCGACATGTTCGAAGGCCTGGCGATTTACAACCTGCTGCGTGAATACGAAGGGAAGGTCACCGTCAAGGTGCTGGGCCTCGCTGCTTCTGCTGCGTCGATTATCGCGATGGCCGGTGATGAGGTGCAGATTGGTCGCGGTGCCTTTCTGATGATCCATAACTGCTGGGTGTATGCGATGGGCAACCGTCACGACCTGCAGCAGATTGCGGCGGACATGGTGCCTTTTGATAAGGCTATGAACGATATCTATAGCGCACGAACCGGTCTGGATGCGGACACCATCGACGCGATGATGGATGCCGAAACCTACATCGGCGGTAGCGATGCGGTTGAAAAAGGTTTTGCAGATCGCCTATTGGCAGCAGATGAGATTGCAGATGGCGACGACAGCCCTGCAGCTGCTCTGCGCAAGTTGGACGCGATGCTGGCAAAAACCGACGCACCGCGCTCCGAGCGTCGAAAACTTCTTAAAGCTTTAACCGGCGGCAAGCCAGGCGCTGCTGCCATCCCTGAAGGTATGCCGGGCGCTACCGACGAAATCAACCCCGAAAATATTGCACAACTTAAAAACGCGCTGGCCGCGTTCGGCAAATAAGGATTAACAATGTCTGAAGTAAATGAAGTTCTGAAGCAGGTTACTGCCAGCATCAACGAAGCCAGCGGCAAGTTTAACGCGAAGGCTGAAGAAGCGCTGACCGAGGCGAAAAAATCAGGCTCACTGTCAGCGGAAACAAAAGCGGCAGTGGATAAAATGGCGAGTGAGCTTAACGCCATGCGTGAAGCAGAGAAAACGCTGAAGGCGGCGCTGGGTGATCTGGAGCAGCATGTAGCGCAGATGCCGCTGGCAAATGCTAAAGGCGTTATCGAAACCGTGGGTAGCCAGGTTATTTCTTCCGAAGCGCTGAAAGCTTTTTCGGCGAGTATCGAAGGTAACAAGCGCCTTAGCATTCCGGTTAAGGCCGCGCTGCTGTCTGTTAACGTGCCGGGTCAGATCGTAGCGCCAGACCGCCAGCCGGGCATTGATCAGCAGCCAAAACAGCGACTGTTTATCCGCGACCTGATCGCACCGGGCCGTACTGAGTCTAATACTATCTACTGGGTTCAGCAGACCGGCTTTACCAATAATGCAGCGACCGTCGCTGAAAACACCACCAAACCGTACAGCGGTATCACCTTTGCGGAAAAAATCACGCCGGTTCGCACCATTGCGCACCTGTTCAAAGCCGCGAAGCAGATTCTGGACGACATGCCGCAGCTTCAGTCTACGATTGACGCCGAGCTGCGCTACGGCCTGAAATACGTTGAAGAGCAGGAGATTCTGTTCGGTGACGGCACCGGCACGCACCTGAATGGCATTGTGCCGCAGGCATCTGCTTATGCTCCCGCTTTCAGTGTGGCGAATCAGACCGGTATCGACGATCTGCGACTGGCTATGTTGCAGGCGCAACTGGCACGTTTCCCGGCGTCCGGCCATGTTCTGCACTTTATGGACTGGGCGAAGATCGAGCTGACCAAAGACTCACTGGGCCGCTACATTCTGGCGAACCCGGCTGGGCTGGCCGGTCCTACGCTATGGGGGCTGCCGGTAGTGGCGACCGAAGCGGCTGCGTTCCAGGGTAAATTCATGACCGGTGCGTTCAATGCCGGTGCGCAGATTTTCGACCGCGAAGATGCCAACGTGGTTATTTCAACCGAAAACGCCGACGACTTTGAGAAAAACATGATCTCAATCCGTTGTGAAGAGCGTCTGGCGCTGGCCGTTAAGCGTCCTGAAGCGTTCGTTTACGGTTCCTTTACCGCACCTGCTGCAGCTGCGTAACAGCAACGGCGGCCTCTGGGCCGCCTTTCCGGGAGTTACATATGAAACTGCTTTTGATTAAACCGAATTACTTCGGCGGAACGGTCGTGTCCGAAGGCAATACCATTGAGACCACAGAGCAGCATGGTCGCGAGCTTATTAAGCTGGGCTATGCCAGTGAGGTGGATGACAGCGCAGAGGAGAAAGCGGCAGCTGAGGCGAAGGAAAAAGCCGAAGCCGAAGCGCTTGCGAAGGCTGAAGAAGAGGCCAAAGCAAAGGCCGCTGCTGAAGCGCAGGAAAAAGCGGACGCTGAAGCCAGCGCGAAAGCGGCAGCTGAGGCGAAGGAAAAAGCCAAAAAATAAGGCGCTGTCATGCTGCTGACACTTGAAGAAATTAAACAGCAGTGCCGACTGGAGAGTGACTTCACGGAAGAAGATCGGCTGCTTGAGCTTTTTGCACTGGCAGCTGAGGCAAAGGCGGTGACCTACCTCAATCGCAATCTTTATAAAACGGTGGCAGATATTGCACCGTTTGATACCGATGGCATGGTGATTACCGAAGATATCAGGCTTGCACTCCTGATGCTGGTCAGCCACTGGTACGAGCATCGCAGCTCAGTGTCAGAGCTGGAGATGACTGAGACGCCGCAGGCGTTTGAGTTTCTGCTGTATTCACGGCGTCTGCCGGTATCGGGGTATTAGTATGCAGCGACGATCTTCAAATACCAGCGCTGTGTTCACGCTTCCTGATCCCGGCGAGCTCAATAAGCGCATCCACCTGCGCCAGCGCATCGACCAGCCAGCAGATGATGGTGGCACTGACTCGGTCTATCAGAATGAAAAGGACGTCTGGGCGAAGGTCCGGCAGGTAGGTGCTACCACCTATCATGAATCCGTTCAGGCTGACGACACTATAACGCACTACATGACCATCCGTTATCTACGGGGTGTCACTTCAGATTTTGAGGTGGTTTACGGCGGTTATGTATATCGCGTTAAGCGCCTGCGCGACCTCAACTCAGCAGGACGTTACCTGCTGCTGGAGTGCGAGGAATTGAGGGCTGTGAACAGCGACGGAGATATGTATGGCTAAGCCGCTTCTGCACGTTGATTTTCAGCAGCCCAAGGACCTCGTTTTTAACCGGGCCAAAATGCGCCGCGCCTTCATTCAGATTGGTCAGGTTCACATGCGTGATGCCAGGCGTCTGGTCATGCGTCGTGGTCGTTCCGCTCCGGGTGAGTATCCGGGATTCAGGACCGGCAGGCTGGCGCGGTCAATCGGCTATTACGTTCCCCGCGCATCAAAAAGCCGTCCGGGCCTGATGGTGCGCATCGCGCCAAACCAGAAGCGGGGCGAGGGAAACCGACTAATTGAGGGCGACTTTTACCCCGCGTTTCTGTTCTACGGCGTGAAGCGTGGTTCTAAGCGCAAAAAGAGCCATCACAAAGGGAAATCCGGCGGTAATGGCTGGCGCGTTGCCCCCCGTAAAAACTATATGACTGAGGTGCTGGAGGCGCGCAAAACATGGACGCGCTATGTGCTGACCCGTGCGCTGCGTACCTCACTGCGTCCTGAAAGGAAAAAGAAATGAAACTATCGCTGGTGATCGCCGCACTCCGTGCGCGATGTCCCATGTTCGCGGGTAACGTAGCCGGGGCGGCTGAATTTAAAGCCATTCCCGAAACCGGCAAAATGCGGCTGCCGGCGGCGTATGTTGTGCCGACCGAAGATGTAACTTCTGAGCAGAAGTCGCTGACCGACTACTGGCAGAGCGTGACTGAAGGCTTTGCGGTGGTGGTGGTGCTTGATAATACGCGCGACGAGCGCGGTCAGGTAGCAGGGTATGACGCCGTACATGATGTGCGGCAGCAAATCTGGAAGGCGCTGCTGGGCTGGGAACCTGATTCAGATGCAGGCCCGGTGGCGTATTCCGGCGGACAGCTTCTGGATATGGACCGGGGCCGACTCTACTACCAGTTTGAATTCATGCTGACGCGGGAAATCACCGAAGAGGACACGCGCCAGCAGGATGACCTTGACGCCCTGGATGAACTGAAAACGGTCGAAATCGATGTTGACTACATCGACCCCGGTAACGGGCCTGACGGCATCATTGAGCACCACACCAAAATCAACCTCAGCGAGTAAATCATGCAACTCAGACCCAAACGCGGGCGGTCAGTCCCTGACCCTGTCCGGGGCGATCTGCTGCCTTCAGAAGGCCGGAACGTCGAAGAAAGCAGCTACTGGCACCGCCGCATTGCGGATGGTGATGTCGAAGAAGTCAGCGCGGAAGAAGAAAAACCTGTTGCTGACGCCAAGAAAAAGGGCGGTGAATAATGTCAGTTTCGTTCCCCACTATTCCGTCAGACCTCCGCGTGCCGCTATTCTGGGCGGAGATGGACAACAGCGAAGCGAATACCACGCAGAGCAGTGGACCGTCGCTGCTGATTGGCATTGCCTCAGCTGACAGCTCCATCACTAAAAACAAACTAACCATCATGCCGTCAGCAGCACTGGCGGGTAAGGTTGCAGGCCGTGGCAGCCAGCTGGCCCGCATGGTGGCGCGGTATCGTGCCGTTGATCCGTTCGGTGAGCTGTGGGTTATCGCGGTGACCGAGCCTGAAGGCGAGACTGCCAAAGGCACCGTAACGCTGACCGGCAATGCTCAGGCGTCAGGTTCGCTCAGCATGTATATCGGCGCGGTACGCGTTCAGGCCGCAGTGGTGACCGGTGATGCTCCGGCAGCCGTGGCCGCGACGCTAGCCGCCGCCATTAACGCCAATGCTGATCTGCCGGTGACCGCCGCTGCAGCGGCTGGCGTGGTGACGCTTACTGCCCGCCACAAAGGCCTTACCGGCAACAGCATCCCTCTGGCGCTGAATTACTACGGCACCGTGGGAAGTGAAGCCACGCCTGACGGCGTTAATGTTGTGATTGCCGCGATGTCTGGCGGAACGGGTTCACCGTCACTGGCAGCGACCGTGGCCGCGATGGGTGATGAGCCTTTTGACTTCATCGGCACACCGTTCAGTGATTCCGCCTCGCTGGCGACGCTGGCGCTGGAGATGAACGATTCTTCCGGGCGCTGGGGCTATGCACGCCAGCTTTACGGCCACGTCTACACCGCAAAAATCGGCACTCTCTCCGACCTGGTTGCCTTCGGCGACACCATGAACAACCAGCACATTAACGTAGCCGGTTATGAGTCAGCCGTTCAGACGGCGGCAGATGAGCTGGTCGCGCTGCGCACAGCCCGTAACGCCGTGTTTATCCGCGTTGACCCGGCCCGCCCGACCCAGACCGGTGAGCTGACCGGCGCACTACCGGCACCGGCAGGCAGCCGCTTTACCCTGACCGAGCAGCAGTCGCTACTGAAGCACGGCATCGCCACGGCCTATGCAGAGAGCGGCGTGCTGCGCATTCAGCGCGATATTACCACTTATCAGAAAAACGCTTATGGCGTGGCGGACAACAGCTACCTGGACAGCGAAACGCTGCATACCAGCGCCTACGTTATCCGGCAGCTGAAGAGCATCATCACAAGTAAGTATCCGCGCCATAAGCTGGCGAATGACGGTACGCGCTTCGGTCCGGGTCAGGCCATCGTAACGCCTGCAGTACTGAAGGGTGAGATGTGCGCCAGCTATCGCACCATGGAACGGGCGGGGATCGTGGAGAACTTCGAACTCTTCAAACAGCATCTGGTGGTAGAACGTAACGTCAGCGACCCGACCCGCGTGGACGTTCTGTTCCCGCCGGATTATGTCAACCAGCTGCGCGTCTTTGCGCTGCTTAATCAGTTCCGTCTGCAATACAGCGAGGAGACCGCGTAATGCCAAAGATTGCAGGTACAACGTACTTCAAGGTAGACGGCCAGCAGCTGTCGCTGACAGGCGGCATTGAGGTGCCGATGAACACCAAGGTGCGTGATGACGTGATCGGCCTCGCCGGTGATGTGGATTACAAGGAAACGCACCGCGCGCCGTACACAAAAGGCACCTTTAAAGTGCCTAAAAACTTCCCGATCAGCAAACTGACTGACTCAGACCAGATGACCATTACTTCGGAAATGGCTAATGGCATGGTCTACGTACTGTCTGAAGCATTTCTGTTTGGTGAAGCCAATTACAACCCGGAAGAGGGAACGGTAGATCTCGAATTCCATGGCACAGAAGGATTCTTCCAGTGAGTGAGCTGCAACTTTCAAAACCTCTTACGGCGCACAGTGAAACTATCCATGTGCTGGAGCTTCGTGAGCCATCTTTTGATGAGATTGAACAGATCGGCTTTCCCTTCACCATCGGCAGCGAAGGCAATATCAAAATCGATAGCTCTGTGTCGCTTCGGTACATTCCTGTGCTGGCCGGTATTCCCCGCTCTTCTGCCAGCCAGATGGCGAAGATTGATATTTTCAAAGCCTCAATGACGATTCTGGGTTTTTTTACCGGCTCGGGAGCGGGAGAAATCTCCGGCAGCGATGTTACAACGTCGCTCACTTCTGGCGAATAAACCCTCTTGAACTGAAGCGGTCAGCTCTTTCCGATTTTCTGGAGCTTGAGGAAGAAGCAGTGCGCATAAGCGAGGAAATAAAGAATGGCTGACAGCTTCCAGTTAAAGGCCATAATCACAGCCGTTGACCAGCTCACCGGCCCGATGAAAGGGATGCAGCGCCAGCTGAAGGGGTTTCAGAAGGAATTCTCATCGCTGGCCGTTGGAGCAACTGCTATCGGCGCATCCATTCTGGGTGCGCTGGCTATCCCTGTAAATCAGGCCATTAAGTTCGAATCAACAATGGCTGATATCCGCAAGGTCGTTGACGGTCTGGATAACGCTGACGCTTTCAGAAAAATGAGCCAGGACGTTATTGACCTGTCAACAAAACTGCCGATCACGGCAGACGGTATCGGTCAGATTGTTGCCGCAGCAGGTCAGGCTGGCATCGCCCGAAGTGAGCTTGTTGGGTTTGCAGAAGATGCGGCCAAAATGGGTATTGCGTTTGATCAGACTGCGGAAGAGTCCGGTCAGATGATGGCGACCTGGCGAACCGCTTTCAAAATGACGCAGAAAGATGTTGTCGGGCTGGCGGACAAGGTGAACTACCTCGGTAATACCGGTCCTGCCAGCGCAGCTAAAATCTCTGAAATAGTCACCAGCGTAGGCTCGCTTGCTGCAGTCAACCACGTTTCAACGGGTAATCTTGCCGCGCTGGGTGCAACCATTGCGGGAATGGGGGTGCAGTCTGAAGTAGCCAGTACCGGTATTCAGAACTTCATGCTTTCGCTCTCCAATGCCAATACCGGTAATGCAAAAAAGGTCCTGAAAAAAATCGGGATGACACCTAAGTCTCTTGCCAGTGGCATGGTGAAGGACTCAAAAGCGACCATGCTTAAGGTGCTGGAAGGGATTAAAAATCTTCCTGAAGAAAGCAAATCAAAAGCGCTCGAATGGCTGTTCGGGAGAGAGTCGATAAAGGCTATTGCACCGCTTCTTAACAATCTCGACCTGCTTCGCAAAAACTTCGGTAAGGTTGCTGATGCACAGCAGTATGCTGGCTCAATGCAAAAGGAGTATGACTCCCGCGCAGACACTACCGAAAACAAACTCACGCTGATGCAGAATGGCATAACAGCGGTGAGCCTTGCGCTCGGCGATGCACTTACGCCACAGCTCAAGCAGGCTGTAGTTGAGCTGATGCCTTATTTAAAGCAGACAGAAAAGTTTGTCAGGGATAATCCAGAGTTGGTCAGATCGGTTGCGAAATTTGCTATCTCACTGATTGCTGTAGGTGCAGCAGTAGGCACTGTCTCACAGGCATTCAAAGTACTAAATTTCGTAATGAATCTGTCGCCCGCCAAACTGGCTATCGCTGCGCTTGCTGCTGGTGCCTTATTGATAATCAACAACTGGGATCAGGTTGGGCCTATTGTTAAGCAGGTCTGGACTGAGATAGATAATGTCGCTCAGGAAATGGGGGGCTGGCAGACCGTTATTGAGGGCATCGGTGCGGTAATGGTCGGTTCTTTCGCCCTTAAAACGATTGGCTCACTTCAGCAGGCCGTAACTCTTGCGAGTTCGCTTTCTGGCTTGCTGGGCTCAATCAGCCGGTTTGGTGCGATGACCATCACGATTGGCATAGCAATCTCACTTCTTAAGCAGTTGCAGGATTTAGACAAGCAGGCAAATGCGCAGGGTGTAAGTAAGGGTGAGTTTCTGGTTAACCGCATGCAGTCACAGGAGCGGGAGCGGGGATATAACGGCTTTTTCCCGAGGCTGCGTGAAATTCTGGGAATGGACAACCCAATACCTGAAGGGCGTTATGATCCAAAGGTGGGACTAGAACGGCCATCTTCTGCAGGCCGCCCGCAAGCGGGCGAGCTGAAGGTGAACTTTGAGAATGCGCCGCCTGGCATGCGCGTTGCAACTCCAGCAGGGAGCGCGACTCCATGGCTTAGTTATGATGTTGGGTATAATCGTTTTAGCGGTAACAATTAATTACGCTGTATATTGATGTGGTATAAATCCTGACATATATAACTATTTATTGGCGACAAGCATGAAAAAATTAGCTATAGCTCTGGTTTTAACAGCTCTAACAAACTCTGCGTTTGCGAAAGATAACAAATTAACGACAAGTTTTGTTAATGAAGTCAAATCATCGGTGGATAGCAATGAGTCAGTTTCATTATCACTAAATCTGTCTTGCTTAGCTCCATCCGCGAGCGGCAGGCTTATTGTAACCAAGCCGTCTTATACGATCGGCGAGAGCGTAGGGACTTATTTATTTGAAAGCGGTTCACCGAAAAACGCTGACCTGAGTTGGCTTACATTTGAACATCCAAATGACGATTGGGATTCAAAAGAGGTTAGTGGAGTTAATTTCGGGCTTACCATGCCTGGCGGCCAGTTTTTTATCACCGTTATGAAAAATGGCAAAGTAAAAGCTGGCGTTAGTTCAAATGCTAAAAGCGGCATTCATGAAGTTGAGTGCACCGCTTCAGAACCCAAATAACCAAAGCTTATTTTCAAAGCAACCCGCTCCGGCGGGTTTTTTTACGCCCGGAGAAAGCCATGAGCTGGAAAGATAATCTGCAGGATGCCTCACTGCGGGGCATCGCGTTTAAGGTGGACAGCGATGAGGCAACCTTTGGGCGTCGCGTGCAGGTGCATGAGTACCCCAATCGCGACAAACCGTGGGCGGAAGATTTGGGCCGCGCGACGCGCCGCTTCAGCGTTCAGGCTTATCTGATTGGCGATGATTTCTTTGAGCAGCGTAACCGGCTGATTGAAGCCATTGAAAAGCCGGGATCATGCACGCTGGTTCATCCTTACTACGGCGAGATGACCGTGGTAGTAGATGATGCCGTTCGCGTCAGCCATTCACAGAGCGAAGGACGTATGTGCCGCGTCAGCTTCAGCTTCGTTGAATCCGGTGAATTATCGTTCCCCACCGCTGGACTGGCAACCGGACAGAAACTCACCTCGTCAGTTTCATTCCTGGATGATGCCATTTCATCGGCGTTCGGTGCCTTTGGTATGGATGGCCTGCCGGACTTCCTACAGGACGGTGTGCTGGATGAGGCGACAGGCATGTTCAGTACCGTAACCAGCGCCTTTCAGTATGTTGATTCTGGTATCAGCGCCGCATCACGTCTGATGCAGGGCGATTTATCGGTGCTGCTCAGCCCGCCTTCGAGTGGCATGAGCTTTGTTAACCGGTTGCAGACCATGTGGCGCGCCGGAACGCGGCTGACGGGTAACACTTCGGACCTGATGTCGATGATCAAGGGGCTGACCGGAGTCACGGTTGATTCGGGTCTGGCACCGCGCGGCGTCTGGAAAACCGACAGTAAGACAGCGCAGGCGCAGACCACGCAGCGCAATTACGTTGCGCAGGCGGTGCGAACCACGGCCATCAGCGAGGCGGCCGCAACGGTCACCAGTCTGCCGCAGCCTGTAAACCGGACCGTCACGCGCCAGCAGGACTCGCAGCAGCCGGTCGTGGTATCGCATCCTGCCGTCAGCAACATACGGACTGAGTCAGGCAGTTCCGCTTCAGATACTGATACCACAGCAACAGGCACTGTTTCCGCATCTTCCGGCGTAACCACCTCTCTTGATAACAGCACCGTCATTTCCTGGGATGATCTCGCGCAGGTACGTGACAGTCTCAATGAGGCCATTGACCTTGAGATGGAGCGCGTTTCAGATGACGGACTTTACCAGGCGCTGGTCACCGTGCGCACTGACGTTAACCGCGATATCTCCGCGCGCCTGGAGCAGGTCGAGCGCATGACGGAGCGCAGACCTTCGCAGGTTACGCCCGCACTGGTGCTGGCCGCCGACTGGTACGACTCAGCATCCCGCGCCGGTGACATAACCGCGCGTAACGGCATACGCCATCCCGGTTTCGTACCGGTTCAGTCACTGAGGGTGCCGGTACGATGAACAACACAGTTATTTTGCGGGTGAACGGTCAGGAGTGGGGCGGCTGGACTTCGGTCAGAATTGCCGCCGGTATTGAGCGTATCGCTCGCGACTTCACCGTTGAGATTACCCGCAGCTGGCCCGGCGATACCGACCAGGCGAACCGAAGCAACCGGATAAAAAACGGCGACCTCGTGGAGGTACTGATAGGCACCGACAAAGTTCTGACTGGCTACATCGAAGCGACACCGGTCCGGTACGACGCACGCAGCATAAGCGTGGGGATATCAGGGCGCAGCAAAACGGCTGACCTCATCGACTGCTCAGCCACGCCGTCACAATATGCCGGACGCACTCTGGCGCAGGTGGCCGCAGAACTGGCTAAGCCGTTTAGCATCACAGTGGTGGATGCGGGGGGTGCATCCGGTGCGCTTCAGGGCATTCAGGCCGACCAGGGCGAAACGGTCATGGACGTGCTGAACAAAATGCTGGGGCTTCAGCAGGCGCTGGCATATGACAACGCGCAGGGCAATCTGGTTATCGGTGGCATCGGCAGCCAGCAGGCGCATACCGCGCTGGTGTTGGGTGAAAACATTCTTTCCTGCGACACCGAAAAAAGCATTCGGGACCGTTTCAGCGACTATCAGGTGTCCGGACAGCGTAAGGGTAACGACGACGACTTTGGCGAGGCCACAACTACGGCCATTCGTTCAAAAACTATTGATGGTGGCCTGAAGCGCTACCGCCCGATGATTATCCGCCAGACCGGCAACGCCACCACGGCAACCTGTAGCGCACGCGCGGAGTTTGAGATGCGCCAGCGTGCAGCACGCACCGATGAGGTGACCTACACCGTGCAGGGCTGGCGACAGGGTGACGGCTCACTCTGGCTGCCTAACCTGCAGGTTATCGTCTTCGATCCCATTCTCGGTTTCAACAATCGCCAGATGGTCATTGCTGAGGTGACCTACCAGCAGGATGAAAACGGCACCGTTACAGAAATCCGGGTCGGGCCACCGGATGCCTACCTTCCCGAACCGGTCAAGCCCGGCAAGCGTAAGAAAAAGAAAGAAGAGGATGATTTTTGATGGCTAACCCGATTTCAGGAATGGGCCGTGCGCTGTCAAACCTACTGGCGCGAGCCGTGGTTCGCGGACTGAATACGGCTACAAAGTGCCAGATGCTTCAGGTTGAAATGGCAGGCGGTGAGGGAAAAAGCGACATCGAGCATATGGAGCCATATGGGTTTACCGCCGCACCTCTCACCGGCGCTGAGGCCGTGGCCGCATACTTTGACGGTGACCGCTCGCACGGCGTTGTGCTGGTGGTTTCTGACCGGCGTTTCCGCATTAAAAGTCTTAAGTCTGGTGAGGTGGCGGTTTATGATGATCAGGGGCAGTCGGTCACACTCACCCGCGAAGGAATCGTCGTCAACGGGGCGGGCAAGCCGATCACCTTTACCAATGCGACTAAGGCGCGGTTTGAAATGGACATCGAGGCAACCGGTGAAATCAAGGATAAGTGTGACTCCTCCGGCCTGACCATGTCAGCGATGCGCGTGGCTTACAACGGTCATACACATAAAGAGAACGGCTCCGGCGGCGGTACCACTGACGCGACAACGCAGAAAATGGTGGCGTCATGATTATTGTAATTAATGGAGTGCAGCGTGACGTTACGTGGCCGCCCGATCCCCTGACGCGTGCCGTCATTATCTCACTGTTCTCCTGGCGAAAAGCCGAGCCTGACGACAGCCCGGAACAGGATAACGGCTGGTGGGGCGACAGCTTCCCGACCGTTCAGAATGACCGCATTGGCTCCCGCCTCTACCTTCTCAGTCGCACGACGCTCACCAATAAAACGCCGCTCAAAGCCCGCGAATATATCAGCCAGGCGCTTCAATGGCTGGTGGATGATGGCGTAGCGGTACGGGTAGACGTGAAGGCCGAGCGCACCGGCATTAATACGCTTAGTGCTTCGGTGGTCATCAGTCAGACAGACGGTAACCGCACGGCATTTTCCTTTGACGATTTATGGAGTGAACTTAATGGCTGACAGTGGATTTACCCGCCCGACACTCCCTCAGTTAATCACCACCGTCCGCAACGATATTCTCACCCGCCTGGCTGCAGACACCACACTGGCCGCATTGCGCCGTACCGATGCAGAAGTTTATGGACGGGTCCAGGCGGCGGCGGTGCATACCGTGTATGGCTACATTGACTATCTGGCGCGCAACCTTCTGCCAGATCTTGCGGATGAGGACTGGCTGACTCGCCACGCCAACATGAAGCGATGCCCGCGAAAAGCTCCTACAGCAGCAACCGGTTATGTGCGCTGGGATGTGCCAACGAGCGGCATCCCTGTTCCTGCCGGTGTCACAATTCAGCGTGACGATCTCGTTTCATTCACCACGACAGCTAAAGCGACCTCGGCGGGTGGCGTTCTGCGCGTGCCGGTTGTCTGCGATACGGCAGGAAAAGCGGGCAACACCGATGATGGACTTGCTATGCGATTGGTCAGCCCGATTACAGGCCTGACATCAGCTGGTGTGGCGGACAGCATTCAGGGCGGCGCTGACGTTGAGGATTTGGAGGTCTGGCGCGCACGCGTGATTGAACGGTGGTACTGGACCCCGCAGGGCGGCGCTGACGGTGATTATGAAGTCTGGGCTAAAGAAGTGGCTGGCGTGACACGCGCATGGACGTACAGGCACTGGAGTGGTCGGGGAACGGTAGGCGTTATGGTGGCGAACAGCGACCTCATTAATCCAATCCCTGACGCTGCTACCGTCTCAGCCGTAAAGACATACATCGAACCGCTTGCCCCGGTGGCCGGAGCCGATATCTACGTGTTTGCTCCAACGCCTCACACCGTTAATTTCCAGATTCGACTCAACCCGAACACCGCAGCAGTGCGCTATGCCGTTGAGGCGGAGTTGCGCTCAATGATGCTGCGCGATGGCGGGCCTGAAAGCGTGCTGAAGTCATCCCGCATCAGCGAGGCGATCAGCATCGCAACGGGTGAGTACAGCCACACGCTTGTCATCCCGTCGGCTGATATCACTATCGGTAAAGGCGAGGTGGGCGTGGTGGGGGCGATCTCATGGACTTAACGGCGCAGTACCGGCAGATGCTTGGTGCGCTGCTGCCGCGCGGCCCTGCTTGGGATAGTGACGACCTGCTGCTGACGGGGTTTGCCCCCTCACTGGCAACGGTGCATGGGCGTGGTGATGCGCTGATGTTGGAAACCGACCCACGATCAGTGACCGAGTTGATTGATCGCTATGAGAACATCAGTGGGCTGCCTGACAGCTGCGCACCTCCAGGCATTCAGACACTTCAGCAGCGGCGGCAGCGGCTGGATGCAAAGCTCAATCTGGCAGGCGGTATTAATGAGGCATTCTACCTGGCTCAGCTTGAGGCGCTGGGTTACACCGGCGTCACCATTACTCGCTACAACAAAAGCCAGTTTACCTGCCTGTCTGTTTGTACTGACTCACTTTACAGCGATGAGTGGCGGTACTACTGGCAGGTAAACATGCCTGCTTCCACGCAGATAACCCCAATGACGGCCATCAGTAACTGCACGGACAGCCTCAGAACGTGGGGAGACACTATCGCTGAATGCGTACTTAACAAGCTGGCACCATCACATACCTATGTCATTTTCAGATACCCGGAGTAAACATGCATCGTATCGACACATCTACCGCGCAGGTGGATAAATTTGGCGCGGGCAAAAATGGCTTCACCGGCGGCAATCCTCAGACCGGTGAGCTGCCAACCGCGCTGAACGCTGATTTCTTTGATTCAGTTCAGGAAGAAATCGCCGCGGTGATTGAAGCTGCAGGCCTGGCGCTTACCAAATCCAACAGGGCGCAGCTGCTCGCTGCGATGAACACGCTTGTTGGCCCCGGACGGCTTATCAACGTGCAGATTTTTAAGTCCAGTGCTCCTTACAAAAAAACGCCTGGGACGAAAAATGTTATCTCTGAAGTTCAGGCGGCAGGCGGGTCGGGTGGCAACACAGGGTATTCAGGTTCGTCTACCGTTTCTCTGGCCACAGGCGGCAGTGCCGGAGGTTATGCAAAATCAAAATTATCAGCAGATCAGGTTGATGGACAGATGATTACTGTAGGCACCGGGGGTAAAGCTAAAGTTGGAAATCCGGTGTCGGGAAATGTAGGGGGGGACTCTTCGATAGGATCCCTGGTTGTGTGTAAGGGGGGGAGTGGCGGCTACGGTCAGGAACAGGCGACACCGCCTTTTACATGTACTGGCGTTCTCGGTGGTGACGCAACAGGCGGAAATATTGTGAACACACCCGGGGGTAGCTCTGAGCACGGCGTTTCTCTCAGCACCGGCTCAAACTTTGTTGGTAAAGGCGGAGATTCGTTTTTCGGCAAAGGTGGCTTCAGCCGCGCAAATAACAACTCAGTCGGAAACGATGCGAATGGGTTTGGTTCAGGCGGGGGCGGCGCAGTGGGCGGCCCTAACAATGCATCTACCGGCTACAAAGGTGGCGCGGGTGCTGATGGCATTGTCATCATCTGGGAGTATGCATAATGTCAGTTTCATCTTACGCATTGATTAAAGACGGCGTTGTAGTAAATGCAGTCCTGTGGAACGGAGAAGGCGACCTTTTCCCTGAGTATGAAACTTACGAGATAAAAGAGGAGGATCAGGTTGGTCCCGGCTTTACTGCAGAGAAGGACAAAAAAGGTAGCTGGGTATTTACTGCCCCGGTAATTGAAATTACCCCGGAAGAGCAGGCACAAAAAAACCTGAGCGCTGCGCAGTCAGCATACAATCTCGCGTCGGCTCAGATCACCGCCCTCAACCAGCGGATTGAGGATGAAGATTACAGCGGTGATTACACAGAGGAAGCGGTGGCAAAGTCTAAAGCTGACTGGACCACATACCGAAAAGCTCTGAGGGCTTACATTGCTGAGGCAACTGGCAAAGGCGACCTGCCAAAAGGACCTGACGCATAAAAAAGCCCGGCGACCGGGCAATGACTCAACCGCGCCTCTCTGAGCAGGCTACGGGGTGGGTTTTGTCAGGGTAGATTATTGTTGAAATCAGAGCCAAGCGGCAGGCAAAAAAAAGCCTGCATCATGCAGGCAAAATTCTATGAAGTGAAAAATCTTTCTCATTAGCAACACGTCAATGTGCTGAGTGAGCATCATAACTGTTTTGTACTAATTTATCGTAAGGATATGGTAATCGAATGGATTTTAAATCGAAAAAAAGCCCGCTTAACGCGGGCTAATCGCAACTTCAAGGGGTGATTATTTTGAGCATCTCTTATGGTCACTCTAATCATCGTCATGTACAGCGAAAACTTTAGCGAGCAGGCATAAAAAAGCCCGCGTTACACGGGCGTTAATTGAGACAAGAAAGGAAAATCGCAGCATCAGCTAAGGCTGACATGCACACATTACAGTTTTCCGATGTGATTGATAGTGACGAGGTAAGCAATAGTGAAGCGAGAGCACGATGTGTAGTGGGGAAAAAAATACCTGCTCCAGAGGCTGGTAGCAGGTACAAATTGCGGTGGAGTTGAAACTCTTAAGCGGCTTCTAAAAGTAGTGATCAAGATGCCTGGCGAGCCAGCGAGGCATCTTTCAGCCAGCAGTAGGAGCGCCAGCTGCATCACAACAGGATATAGGTTAGATGTATTGTCATGCATGACAAGCGTAAGCGGGAACATTTTGAATGCTCAGCTTTAAAAGGCGAAAAAAAGCCCGCCGGACGCGGGCTAATCACAACAGAGCATTCAAAAGAGAAGTATTTGAGCATCGTTTGTGCTCACTCTGATCATCGTCCTATGCAGCGGAAACTTTAGCCTGCAGTGCAAGTTGCTCAAAAATTCTGATGTCTAATGAGCTAGCAAGCTGGTTGCTGGTTGATTTGAGATTAGTAAGGCACAGACGCCACCAACCAAATAAAAACCCCTTCTCTCAATACATTTACAAATCTGTGACGAGTTTTGCCTTGATTAATCTTACCGATCGACATTACTGTTTATTTATACAGTATTTGTCAGAGGATGATTTATCATGGCGAGAGAGAGCGACATACATGAAGCCTTCGTTGGAGCGATAACGAAGGACGGCAGAGGGCGGCAGATTGTCACCACTGCGGCGTTCCAGAAGCGGCTGGATGACCTGAATCACGTGTGGACGCTGGCAGAGTGCAACCGGTGGATTAGGCGTTACCAGAATTTCTTCTTCGAGTTGGTTACCGAGGAGACCGAGAATAAGACCTGGTCGTTACGCAACATGGGATACGTGAGGTAACTATGGGATTTCCATCACCAGCTTCAGATTACGTAGAGCGGCGCATCGACCTCAACGACGTGCTGATGCCTCACCGGAACAACATGCTGCTAATTGAGACACCTGACGGGTTCGTGCTGGCCGACAAATCATTGAAGCCTGTGCCAGGCGATAAAGTCGCGTTCCAGCTCGGCGAGTTTCCGCGACTGGGTAGATTATTCAGTTCAGGGATCATCACTTCGGACGGTGAGACGATCGACGGAGTGGGGCTGGAAGGTATTATCGTGCTGGGGAAAGTTACGGCTGAGATAGTGTCAGTTTATGAGCCTTGTAGGCCAATAATTTAAGTAAAAACTTCATAATATAGCCTCATGTTCGCATCTAAGTTATTGAATAAATTAGGGCTGATTTTGAGGCCAAATTATGAAAACCTGGCATATTGTGTTGATTTAACTTCTAAAAGCGCCTGATTTAAAATCCCTCGGCTGTAAGGCTGTGCGGGTTCAAGTCCCGCCCCGGGCACCATATTTCTGCCGAAGAAAATCTAATAAAATAAAAGCAATATGCAGTAATGTCGTAACCGCCCAAGGGCGGTTTTTTTGTACCTGCTATCTGGCGGATATGGCGACTGCAACCTCCGTTTAGCGGTATAAGCCGGCATCAGCCCCGGGAGCTGAATACCAGCTCATCATCAGTGTCACTCACCAGCACCATCCGTTGCGCCTCACCACTGGAAGAGACAAAGGTCACTTCATGGCCGATGCTGATATCATCAAAGGCCTCAGTCGGCTGTGACTGCTTCCGGATCTCCAGTACCATGCGCGAGGGGTAGGGTTTATCATTAACCGTATCAATATGATAATTGGCGGTAAAATTCAGTTCGGGTTGATCAACCACGTAAAATTGTCCTGACGGCATAGTCTTGACCTCTGCAAAATGTTGGCCATAAGTCCCGGTCGGAACAGGCTGCCTGAAACTTAAGGTTAGCTGAATAATCAATGCCTACAGGCAGCAGCACCTCTTTTTTGATTTCATACGACGGTTGCAAAAATACCTGCCGCTTGCGCTTGCCTGGTCAGAAAGTCGTACTACGCTTCTTGTTCACATAGCGCGGCTTTTCCAGGCACGCCATTCGGGCATGGTATAAAGGTATTACTGCAACTCTTAACGGGTTGACGATGCGGGTTCAACTCCTGCTGCCCGGTCCCTCTCCTGCATCTACGTTAACGCCAGCCTTATCCCTTTTGGGTTTCTGCCGATCTATTCCAATTACATCCGATTTCACTCATTTTTGCGGCCTGTGTCGAACTCTGTAACCTGTTGAAACGTTGTGGTTTACCGTATTGTGGTGGCTATTGTTTGCCGTCGCAGAGAATTAATGCCAATGATTACACCTTCCACACCTGACTTAACTGAACCGGCGGCCCCTCCGGTTATCGGTGTTGTCGCCAGTCAGTTGCTCAATCCGTATCAACAAAAAATGCTGGACGAAGTGATGCGCCAGCTTAACGCGCGCGGTGTTATCTCGGTGCTACTGAGTGCCGAAACCGACGTCACACTGACCGCACTCATCCGGCAGGCTACACCACTCGGGCTGCGTGGTTTGCTGTTACTCCCCGGTAACCGCGTTACTGATGCCTGCAATTTGCCAGTGCTTCAGATTGACGCTGAGCCTGAACTGCAGGCGGATGCACTGCGGGCGGGTGAGGTGACAGCGGAATTATTGCTTAAACAAGGGCATCAGCGGTTTGGCTTTATGCAGGCTCAGCCAGGCGAACTGGCGCAAAAACAGGGCTATCGCGCCTCTCTGCTGGCGTCGGGCACGGCGTTGAACGCCGAACTGACTGTGGGCAGTGATAATCGTGACTGCGCTTATCAGGCGATGATGTCTTACCTGAAAAAGACACGTGCTGCTGAGCGTATCCAGGCACTCTTCTGTGAAAGCGATCTGATGGCCTTTGGTGCAATGCAGGCGATTCGGGATTTTGGTCAGGGTATCCATCTGGCAGTGGCAGGTTTTGGCGATAGTGAAGAAGCCCGCAGCTCAACCTGGCATCTTACCAGCTGGTCACCTGACATCCGGCAGATCGCTGGCCGCGCGCTGGATCGCTGGCTGGGACAGCAGGCAGGCAACAGCAGTGCTGAAGAGCAGGGGCAATTACAGCGGCGTCACTCTCACGCAGGCAAAGTGCTGCCGGGTGAGATGTCAGCCTGCGGCTGCGCCTTCCGGCATTAA